CGTCAGTATGCCGCTCTCCCCTTGCTTCCCGATGTTTATGCTTTCTGGTAAGTTGCCAATCGTATACATACTTTCACCCCTTATTAAAGCGCCCCGGCGACTTTAGAAACCTGAGTTGTCTTGATATACATGTGAGCGCTGATCCTTCCGAGCTTGTCCGGCCTGATCTCAACCGTGTGGAAAGCATCACGGACGATCTTTCCGCCAGACTTTAGGAAAGCCCCCGCAATGTCTGTGTTTATAAACGGTCCTACGCCAGTAAGCCCCGCTACGGCTGATCCGTCAACATAAACCGTGCAGGTTGCGGGCGTTGTCCCTTCGTAGATTCCGTAGGTCATATCGTGCGTGTGGGCTGGGATACTAACGTCGTGGGGGTGCGAGTCAATGTCAACGATGTGGGTGTGACTACTTATAGAGAAATTATGGGTGTGTTCCATGTTGTGCCAGTGAGCCCCCATTTGATGGGTGTGCGCTCCAAGGCTATGGGTATGCTGATTGAGATTATGAGTGTGCGCCATGCCGTGTGTGTGGTTAGGCGCGGTATGCGTATGGCTGCCGAGGCCATGCGTGTGGCCCATGGCGTGCGTGTGGCTGGGGCCTGTGTGCCTGTGGTTTGGCCCAGAGTGGGTATGGCTGCCTTCGTTAGTCGCTCCGGGCTGTGTGTAGCCTGTGTCCGAGGCCCCCATCGTGTAGCTGTGTCTGTGGTTGGTTATGGTGTGAGTGTGAGCGGTTCCTGCCCCGGTGTTGCCAGTCCCGCTATAACCGGTGTAACCATCGCCAGCGGCCTGCGTATTGGTGGCGCTTGAGCCATCAGTCCCGCCAGTGGCGGCAGAGGTTTCATAGTTGCCGCCCGAAGCTGTCGATAGCTCGGTTGATGGGCCTGTACTGTCACTGCTTGGAGCCCCGGTTGAGTTGGAATTTGGGCCGTGAGTATTTGTCACTGCTGTCATTTCGCCGGTATTTCCAACATTTTGATTAGTTGTAGATGATACGCCACCCCCGCTCCGGCTTGTTTTCTCCGCGCCTCCGCCGCTTTCTGAAGTTGCCGTTGCGCTTCCCCCGGACGCAGCCCCTGTTTCGTAGGCACGGAAAGCCGAGAACTTGCAGGAGAGCATCACCTTATCAACGAGCGTTACATCTGACGGAAAGAACACGTCCATGACGATGCCGTGCGTTGCGTCTGCATTGTCTGCGGCGGTTTGAACATAGGTGTTGGCTACATTTTTTATCGTGCCATCGTTGTACGCCACAAACGGCGCGGCTTCGGGTGTTGCGCCGCCAAGCATAAGAAACGCGCCATCCGCACGCGAATTGTCCAAGCGGATTGCCGTGCTTCCGCTCCCGGACAACAGCTTAAAGAACGAACCCGCAAGCATATCAATGGTGCTACCGGAAACCATTTCGATTTTGCCGCCGGAGTAGAGCTTGATAAGGCTTCCAAGAATGTCAATGTACGAGGTATGTACTTCATCGGCCTGCACGTTTTCCCAGGTCAGCGGGGAAACGACAGAACAACGTTTCATCAGGTTATTTGCCGTATCAAGCCATAACAAGCCCACGGCCATATCCACATCCGCAATCGTTAAGGCGGCTATCAATTCCGCTTCAGAAGGATAACGATAGATTTTTGTGTTGGACACTTCCAACTTTATGCTGTCTGCTAATTGCTGAAGCGTACTGATATTCCCGGAAGCGTCAGTAATCTCTTTGGACAGCGTGCCGCTCAGATCCTTTTTGTTGAGCCGGCCATACCGCAAATAAATATCGTCAAGCACATCCGCAACGGCTTGAGCATACCGCCGTTCTTCCGTTCCCCAATGGGTAGGAATCTTTGGCGGCTGATATTCTCTGCTGAAATTATCAATGCTCAATCTTCATCAATCTCCATCACAATTTGCAGCCCGCCCAGCAGGGTATAGTCAACAGCGTTAGGGGTTTCCCATATCAACCTGAACCTTCTGCCTATGTTCGACAGCCGCAAGCGTTTGATCGCGCTCCCGGTAGGAACGGTATAGGTCTTTGTCTTGATGCGCTTCTCTGTTTCTATGCTCACGCTGACACTCACGCTGGCTGTGTTTTCAAGCGAGAAATAGACAATAAATCCGCTTTTAGTGACGTTCTTCGCGCTTAGTTCCTGCCATCCCGTAGTCCACATGACGGGGAGAACCGGGCCATCGCCGAGCGCAAGCACATCCCCCGACGCAAGGCTTGAGGTGTAGTACAGTTTGTTCTGAACGCTGACGAATGATTCCGCGTACACCCCATAGCGCAAGTTGAATGACTTGTTCCGCACGTCGTACTCAAGGATCGCGTTGTTATCAACGGAGCCGTCAAGCGCAAGCGCAAGGCAGTAAACGTTCCCGTTCATGACCGCCTTTGCGTAGGGCTTGGTTCCTGCCGTGATCCGCGCCATGATGCCGGACACCCAGGGATGATAGAAGTCCGTTGAAACAGTCCCGTCAAACAGCATTAAGCCATCATATCCGAGCATCAGTACAAAATCGTTATTGACCACAATCGTATTCTCGATGAACGCGCCCCCGCCGTACTGCTCCTTGCAGACATATTCGCCGGGGTTTGTGCCGATGATGCGCCATATCTTGGAGCGCTTGAACGCAAGAAGCTGGCTTCCGAATGTGCGCAAGGCAACGAACCTGTCACCATCCCATGAGGGCTGAAGTATCTCCCCGCCCCCGTCTTCGGGAATCTCGCTGTCCTGCGCCCAATCATACGGGTCATAAGGCGCTGAGTAGGCAAGCACGTCAGGCTTATCCTCGACCGCCGTTCCCCATATTCGCTCATAGTGCCGGCAGATCGCCCCGAACTTATAAGGCGTAGTGACGGAGGATACGGTGTTTGTCCGTGAGTTGAAGCAGAACATCCCGTCTACCGCGTTGGTGAAAAGCAGAACGTCCGTCGGGAACTCGTTGCCTTCCTCAAGCACTTCGTAAGACACAAAGTCAAAATCGTTGTTGGTGAAAGCCGGGGTCATCGTTACCCTTGTCCATACCGTTGCGGTCATCAGGCGGTAGTACAAATCCCCGTCGGCTATCGCTACAAGCATATCCCGCTCAGCGTCTACGGCATACATCCTGCGGTTAAGGTGCATCAGCGTGGAAATAGTCTTGGTCATTACTTCTGGTTCGTATGACAAGGGGGAAGTCCATACGAACACAATCGGATCTCCGCTCATTGTGACAAGCCGCCGATATTCATCATTTACGGTATTATGCCACACAAGCGTTTCTGTATTGTCTATAAACGCGGCAAGGTGCATCATCCCAACGCCGAGATACCATTCCGCTTCATCCGCTGCGCTGAATACATAGTCCGTTGGAAGCTGATCACCGATAATCAGGTTGCCGATGGACAGGCCGCCCCGCATGGGCTTGAGCGTCCCGCCCCGCGTGTCGGTGTTCTTCGCGTCTGCGGCATACTTCAGGTTCAGGTTTACGCCATCCCCTTCTTGGCAGATGCCTACGAACTGGTCTATTTTTACTGAATGTTCATACTGGCTCATGCGTCATACAAGCCCGTGAAACGGCTTGCCGATAATCTCTGTTCTTCGGTCATCCCGCCGTGATGCGGCATGGTGCTGATCATCGCTTCCGCTGACTTCCTGAAAACGTATCCCCTGTTCTGCTTGGACGGGTTTCCGTTGCGGTACATCAGCCAGGTCGCCCAATCCGCTATGGCGGGGTGAACGTGCGCTGGCAAGGCAGGAATGTCCGTATCAAGAACCAAAGCGGTGTCTGGGTATGCGCCCATCCAATGCTGGTATACGCGCCTGTACCCCTCGTTTAAATAGGCAAGCGCCTGGGTTGAGTAGTCGGTATAGTCCTCTACATCATTGCCCGTTTGGATCATGAGCAGGTTTTTTAATTCAAGCAATGTCATGGCTATACCGCCTTTCTATCAGGTTTCGATGGCTTGCCCGCAGATGATCATGTGTTCCGCAAGGTTCGCCGGAACGGTCTGCACAGAGCCGCGCTCAAAGGAATAGGGCCTCCCGTTGATGCTGCCGTAGGCTTTCGGTTCGTTGTTTACAGCGTCGATCAGGACAAATATCCTTTTCTTCTGCGTCTTGCTAAATGAGGATTCCTGGGTTGCTGCCATGTTGTACTCCTTTCAAGAAAGAAGGGGGCAGGGCTATCCCCGCCCCCGGTTTATTTAAGCAGACACACCGTGCTTGATCATCACGAGTTCGTTCTGATCCACGATGGCCGCGCCGAAGCCGTTGATCTTCACACCAACGGTGCGGAGCTGGTGGAGAGGATCGCCGGGGCCGCCGGATTCGTTGGCATACACTTCGATGTTGCGTTCGCCTTCAAGCTCGACATTGCCGTAGGCGTTCTCACCAAAGACAACCGCGCCCTGAACGGCAGCGCCAGCCGCGCCGCCTTCGCCGGGATAAACCTTGTTCCCGGCGGTAGCGTCAGCAATGGCAACGTTGGCAAGCGTAGTGATCGCTCCTGTCCCGGCGTTGACGGAATCTATGGTGTGGAGCGTCCCGTTGACAAGGATAGGCCGCCCGGCAAGAGCAGTGGCTTCCGCCGCGCTGATGGTTTCATCAACGACGAAGGTTTTGCCGGCAGCGCTGAGCGTTGTTTTAACGGTCAGGCTGCGGTTCGCTGCGGTCAGGTTCGCGCCGTACCACTGGATGGGGAAGGGGGATTCAACGACGATGCACCCGAACAGCTTGCCGATCTCGCCGTTTTCGATCTTCTCGGACTGCTGGTACTTAGACACGTCCTGCCAGGTCGTATCATTCTGAAGCGCGAAAACGGAATCCGGGTTCACGATGCAGATGAAATACGGCTTGCCGTTGCGGTAGAACGGGGTGGCGTTGCTCTTCTTCAGGTCACGAACCGCTTTGCGAAGCTCAAGCGAAGTCAGGACGTGGCTCGCCGTGATCGCGCTCTGGGAAGACGCGGGGGTATTGCTGGCGGCGGCGAATACAACGTTTGACGCGAGCTTCAGCGCCTTGACGTTCAGTTTTTCGATCTTCTCATGCTGAAGCCGGGTGATCTTGTCAACTTCAAGCGCGACAAGGTTATCTACCGCGACGAAAGACGCAAGATCGGAAATGGGGGTAAAGTCACCGAACTGCTTGATAGGAACGAGCACTTCGCTGACGCTGGGGGTCAGGCCGGCGGGCGGCGTGCCTTCCACCAGAGCGGTAGGGTCTTCTTCCGGGGTATACATTGCCGCCTTGCGGAACTGGACGGTCTTGCCGTTGTTTTTCGGAAGGGGCTGCTTCATGGCGAACTGGTAAAAAAGATACTTCTTCGCCAGCTCTTTCATGACCTGGGTTTTGTAATATGCTGCCGGGAACTCAACCGAGATGCTTCCCGTAGTGGTATAAGCTGCCATAATCATTCACTCCTTATGTCTATCTGTCCTTCCCGATTCAAGCGGGCGCGTAAGGCCCTGTACTCGTCATCGGTCATGTTGTTGTAGTTGATCGGCGCGGCCTGTGAAGCTACGCCCCGGTTTACAGGCGGCGGGGTCTGCGCTTTGGAACGCATGGAGAAAACTTCATTCAAATCCAATTCGCCTTGCATGATCTGCCGTTCTTCCGCTTCGCTCAATCCGTCAAGCACGTCTACCCCGTGAGTTGCCTTGATGGTGTCACGCTGACGCGCAAGCCTGGCAAGCCAAGCGTCGGAAGCCCTTGATGCGGCGGGAGAGGTGTCGGCTTTGCTTTCGCTGGTCAGGCTGTCAGGCTTCGCCGTGCGCTCAAGCTCAATGAACTTGCGGGCAAGCGCTTCGCTGATGCCGTTTTCGGAAGCAAACACCTTGACTTGCGCTTCAAGAAGGTCGGTCACGATAGATGTATCATCTTTGCCTGAGAACGCCTTGCGAACTTCCTGCGCCAATCTTAGGTCATTGGCGTATTTCTGCGCTTGCTCTTTCTCAAGTTTCGTCCGTTCTTCGCTCACGCGCTGCTTCAAGGCATACGCGAACCTTTCCGATGCTGATTTCTCCTGCGGAGCGGCGGCCTCCGTTGTTACGCCCGTTTCAGGATTGTCTGTTGCCGCGTTTTGAACAGTCCCAACCGCAGCGTCGCCCTGCGGATTCTGTTCTGCCTGGGGGATTACGACCGTGTTTTCATCCATTTCCCAATCTCCTGTAATCTATATAAAGCGTGTTCGCCTTATATCACTCCTGCAAGAAGGGCTGTGCTTCCGCGCCTGTTTCGGCAAGCCCTGCGGCATCTTCTGCCAGCATTTGCTTGGCAAGCATCACCTGCTGCTGCAATCCGGCGTTCTCCTGCTGCAAGGCGGCTACCTGATCGCCCTTTTCTTCCTCGATTGCCTTGAGGAAGCGGTCTTTGCCGTCCACCTGAAGCAAGCGGATCATCAAACCGATGTCAAGCGCCTGGTTCTGCTGAGCAGCGGCATTGAAAAGCTGCATGATCAGGTCATTTTCAGCCTGAACGCGCAGAGGATTGTTGCGCTGAATCTGAATCCGAACGGCATACGGCATGATTTCTTCGCCGCTGAACAGGTCTTTGGTGTGAATATCCTTGATTTTGCCATTATCACCGACTATTGTGATGATTTTGTCATTTTTATAGAACTGTTTCACAAGCCAAAGTATCTGCTCTACGCCTTCCTTTGTGCCGTACTTGAAAACCTCGGTTCTGAAGCGGCTGGTCTTGTTACCGGCTTCCTGCAAGGACTGGATCGCGCCCATCGCGGTTACGCCCCCGGCGGTTTCGCCCCGGTTGAACTGCGTTTGACCACTGTCCTGCTTCATCATGTCGATAAAGCCGTACATATTCGCCTGAACCGACGGAGAAAGCCTTGATTCCGGGAACCACCTGATATGGTTATCGCTGATATTGTCGCCCTTGACCAGTTGCTTCATCAGGTTCTTCAGGTCATCCTCGTTGATCCCGGAAGCATCGTCATAAAGAATCCTGTTCCGGCTGTTGATCCTGGCGTTATCGTCGATATACTGCGCGTAGCGGTTGATCGCCCTCTGCATCGGGGCAAGCTCCATGACCATGCCGTTCCCGTGCATTTGGTTGTAAACGCGGGTGTACACATCGAAAACAAAAGGATAGCGCCCGTGCTGATAAATCCCTTCAGGATGCGCTTTCTCGCTGGAATACAGCAGACAATCTCCCGCTATATAGGCTACATGGATAACGTACCTGCGCTTTTCGGCATCAAATACACGATACCAGTATTCCAGAAGCAGGATTTCATCATCCTCGTCAGCGACGGAAGTTTGCGGCCCCACCCCTTCCACGTCGGAACGGAAATAGACAGCGGAGCGGATGTAGTCTGCCTTGTCCGGGTAATGCTGATCAAAATAGGAGCGGGGATACCAGCTTTTGCGGAAGACCGCCCGGCTCTGTTGGAGTTCCCTTGAAGCGTAATCCCACTCAATGCTCTCGATGGGACAAACGATGATTGCAATGTCGCCCTTCCCGGCGTTCGCGTCCGGATCCCAAACGTACTGCAAGGCAGATGTCCCGGCGATGAAATTATCCTCGATCCGCTCCCGGTTCAGCCTGGGAAAATCGTTTATTCCGAACACATATTGAACTATATCGGTTAATTGTTCGGCTTTCTCCTGCGTGTCCGGGCGTTCAGGGTAAATGCGGGCTTCCGGGATGTTGTCCATCTGATCCGCAACCGCGCTGACAAGTGTGCTTCTCAGGGTGTGGAGCTGCGGTATATCCTCTTGATCCGGGTCTTTTAGCTGCGCGATCTTCCGGGCAACCGCTACTTCCTGCTTATAGGCTTTGTTTTGCCCTTTGAACAGGTCGAAAAGGCGCTTGCCCTCAGCAAGTATCTCCTTCTCCCTATCCGTCAGCTTTTGCGCGGAATAATTCATGCTGATGCTCCTTAATAAAACTTAAAGGGATTGTAGTTTGACTTGGGCGCTTTCCTCGGCTCCGTGCCGGGTACAGGGTTGGATGTTAGGATATACCTGAGCGCGTCATAGGCGTGATCCTCTGCCTTTGTGTCCACGTCTTCCGGGTTTGACATAGAGTACGGAAGGTCTTTGATGGTTCTGATCAGGTTCACGCAGTTGTTGAAGAAGTACATGCCGGGCTTCCCTTCTTCGTCGAACATAAACCTTGAATGGAACTGGTCTTTGCCCGAAAGCCTGGCATTGTCGGCCTTGTCAAAGAAAATCTTTTCGTTTGCCATTTTCTCCGCTACGGAACCTTCCCCGTCGCGGCGGTCAAAGATGCTCGGATCGGCAAAGCCCAAAATCTTGATGCCCTTGTTTCGCTCGGTTTCTTCAAGTTTTCGGATGTTGGCGGCAAGCTGCACACTTGGCATACTGATCCCTTCGTTATCCCCTGTGTGGCTCCCGTAGTATTCGCGGTAGACATAAACCTTATTGTCTGTTGGCGAAATGGCTGCCCACAACACCGCGAATGGCGTGGTAAAGCCCCAGTCAAAGCCCCTGTATCGCTTCCAATGGTCGGGGATGGGGAAGGGTTCGATAACGTGCGTCTTTCTTCGGTCAAGGTAGTGCGCCGTGAATTCAATGAAAACCTGACCCTCAAACGCTGTCCATTCCCCCAGGAGAAGCGCCCGGCGAAGAGATTCCGGCTTCCGTTCGAGTTCCAGCACATACGAATCATTGATGTAGGGGTTCTCGGTAACAAGCGCCGGGATGTACTGCTTTGTGGTCACTTCAAACCGCTTGCGGGATTCGACCCATGTCTTCACCTGAATGATGCTCGTCGCCGGGCCAGCGTCGATGAAATACTGCTTTACCCAGGAATGGCCCAATCCTCCGGGGTTTGACGTGCAGCGGATGCAAGGCTGAACGTTCTTGTCTTTAGCATTGCGCACGCGGGTTTTCAGGTAATCGTACATGGACTTGGTAAAGTGCGTGAGTTCTTCCATGTACAGCCAGTCGATCTGAGCGCCCTGGTAGTTGTGCTTGTCCTTCTCGTGCTGAAGGGTGCATAGGTAAATGGCGCTCCCGTTGGCAAGGGTGAAAATGCCCTTCTGGTCGTTGAACGTGTAGCTCCCCTTCGGATACCACTTGAACATTTCAGGGAGAACGGATTTCAGGAGTTCAGGCCGTGTGCGCCGGAAGACATAAGCGTTGGTCTGTTTGTGGAAGTAGCACCTTGCGAAAGCGTCTATAACCGCCGCCGCCGTTTTCCCTGGCCCCGCGCTCCCACCGAAAAGAACCTCATACGCGGGCGATTGGTGGAACATGGCTTGCTTGGCCGTCGGCGTGTAGGGGATGTAAAACTCATTCATTGCTCACCCCGGAGCCGCTTTCGTAGATGTAGGCCGGGCTGTCGGGCATACGCGGCGGTTCCATCCCGAAGTTGATGACCACCATACCATCCGTCTTGTCCTTCTTAGGCATGGTGTAGTCCAGAAGCGCCCTGGCAGCGGATATGCGGGTACTCACCTTCTCGTCCTCAAGCGCTTCGGTCAGGGTATTGATCACCTTGTACTTAAGAAGCTCAAGGTCGATCTCGTAGTGAACCGTCCTCTGCCGGATCAAGTTGCTGTCGGCCCGGATTCGCTCGTAAAGAGCCGCCGTGTCCTTAATGCGCAGCAGCTTGGCTACCTCGCTGACCGTCCTGCCCTGCAAGAACAGCGATTCAGCCTGTTTCATCACGTCATCCGGTAAGTTGTCGCTCAATCCGATCAGCCCCGCTATATTCGTCGGTCTTGCTTGTAAAGCCTGTTCGTTTATATTATAGGGAGCAAATAGGGCGAATGACAAATATCTGATACCATCGGCCTTGATTTTGGATTTTTCCCCTTATTTTTGGGCAGAGGAATATTGGCTTTTTTTATCTTCGGGATACCCCCGGCGGTATTGTTAGAAAAAATGGAAAAGGGGGGAGGGACATAATAAGTGTAGGGGGAACTGAGGGGGGTGGATGGAACTGTTTCTTCGCCTATCCCCCGGTGGCTTCCAGGTTCTATATCATCATTATAGTATATAGTATATAAATAAAGAAACTATATGCCATTGTGCGCATAGCAATCATAAATTCCCTTAATCATTAACTCCAATATGTGGATTGTTGATTGCGGTATCAGCCTGACCGGAAAGGTGTACCTTGTTGACCATGCAGCACGCCATCGCCGGTACAGTAGCCGGTAGAGATCAGCGCCGGAAACCTGGTGGACATGATCGGCAGCTGAAACTCCCACGCACGCACGCGCACGAACTTTATTATTATTGATCTTATCTGTTTATCTCTTATTAGGAATTATTATTAATAGCTTAATAGTACTTGGTACTGATAGGATGTCCTCTCCGTCTACTGATAACTATTCTTCTATATCTTCTATGT